TTAGCGACACAGTTTTATCTTTTCTATTTCTCCTCGGAGATCTTCTAAGGTTCGATGCAGGTACACCTTATTCGTTACATCGGAAAATGCATGTCCAAGCATTAATTTTTTATCCCGTTCCACGACACTAAAACGATCGCACAAGGAGTTGAATGTATGCCGGCAGTCATGTGGAGTATGTTTTTCTATGCCCAGCGATTCGAGAACATCATACATCCGGACTCTGAATTTCTGCGTAGTGACTGGTAAAAGTGTTTTCTCCCTATTTAGCCGTCTGATAACGATCGGACGGATGAGCGTATGAATCGGTACGATTCGGTTCTTTCCTGCATCAGTCTTTAAACCACCAAAGAAACTCCAATCAGTCGTATTGACTTCCAGAGATAGGTATTCAGAGATTCGAAAGCCGGAATAACACATGATTAATATCAGCTCAATGGTTGGATCATTCTGGTTTTCCCAAAGCATCACAAGCTCTTCATCTGTGAACGGCACACCGTGTTCATCATCGTCGTCGATATTGATAGTGACATATTTCGAGTAATCCTTATCACATAGATCGTTTGCGTCAGCGTAGGCATACATCTGATGAAAGAGCGTAACAATGAGCTCAAGAGAGGCGTGCTTAAGCGGGCAATCATCCACTACGGACTGCAGCGTGTTAGCTGTAAGATTTCGAAATGACTCATTATGTAGAACACTGCTGTTTTTGTAAGCAGCACATACGCTCCGTTCCATAGGGCGCTTTTTACCAGGATGATTATATGGTTGCCCGAATTTATTTTCGTAGTATTCCAAGAAGATATCCGCGAAAGTTTTCTGATCAGCAATTTCTCTTTTGGATTGAGAATATTTACTTAGGATTTTTTCAATCATTCCGTTTAGGGAGCTGTTGCCAGCTTCTGTCAACTCCTTTTCTCGTCCCGGATAATACTCCCCGTGTTTATACCAAGTAAGAACCGTAAATCCTTTGTACCAATCATCGACATAACAGAGAGCCTTCACAGGCACTGGATTACCGTCAGAATCAAATTCTGTGGTCGGAGGGTAAACTCCATAGGGGTTCGTTCTGTTCTTGCCAGACAGGCGTTTAATCGAGCCGAAGCCGTTTGGTAGTTTAGGATATTTCTTTCGTCTTCCCACAATACACATCTCCTTTCTGGTGCGACGTCGCACAAAAATGGGTATAAAAATAACAGCCAGCAAGGAACAAGTGTTCCGCTTGCAGTGACTGCCCGAAGATGATACACTAATTATTGAACGTACTGGTGTATCCTTCGGGGCATTAGTCTTTGAACCGTCCTTGCGCCAACAGGGGCGGTTTTTATTTATAAATTAATGTTTATATAAAGTCTTTTTTGTACCATTATTAGTAGTTTCTACAGACTTTATGTCAAGTTCGTTTTGAATAATGCTTAAGTTAACAACACATAAATACGAGTGAATCCAACATACTAGATGAGCCTTTCCAATAGAACCATTTTGCATATAGTATATTTCTCCATGATACTTATTATCAGCGTTTATGCTATAGGCATTACTGGTTGCAAAATGCAAAACCAATGGGAATTTTGCATCTTTCCCGGTTGGGGTATACGGTGTGCATTCAAAAAATGAATAATACTGTGTATAGGTTTCATTTGCTATATCCAACACTTCCTTGGAAAAAGAAATATTTTCAACGGGAATTTTATAAGGAAGTTTTAAGTTCGCCAATGCAACTGCTCTTTCGATGAAAGAATTCATAAATTCGATATCTTTTAGTACGGTAGCCTGATTGATGGCGTTGATTAGCATGCGAGCCATTCTATAATCATAAAAAATGTCTTCAAATACAAATTGATCAATGTTGAATTTATTCATATCTATAGAAGATATTTTTTCTAATTTTTCTTTTTCTGTTGCTAAAATTTCAGCCTGTTTTAATCGATCGTACTTCTCATCAGGAGATTCTGCAAAGTAGGGACTGTCGTTATATTGAGCAATTTTTTCGTAACAAGCAGCACGCGTTTTTTCTGGAAATTTATGATAAAAACGATTTACATGTGACCGTAAAATTCCATCAATACCCCATATTTCTCCATTAATAATAAATTCTGTTTTGCACAGTGGAATTTGCTTGATGCTTTCAGCAGTGTCTATATCGTATTTCTTTTGATTTATGTAATAAAATCTTGGAAAAGTAGAGTACTGAGAAAGTATTTCTTCAAAATGATTTGGAATCTTTTCTTCAATTTTTGATTTTTGATTAATATGTAATATCTTATTTAATAAATTCATAAACTTCCCCTCATCAGTTAAAAAATATTATTCCCCAAAATCTTCTTGCACTTCAATAGTTCTTCTGCATATCCAGTCATTCGAGCCAATTGCCCGATTGTCAGTTCTGTGTGTTCAATGATTTCTGCATCTGGAACAAGAAGTTCTATAGCAAAAGTATTGGCTTCTCTTTCAAATTTATTTTTAGAAAACAAGGTATTTTCTGTTAAAAAAGGTGTATTTAAATTTTCGTGCATAATAGCATGACCTAATTCATGGGCGAGAACAAAACGCTCATCATTTTCTGTAAGATTACAATTAAGTACAATCTGTTTGATACGGAATTTTTTCGAGTAATATCCTCTAATAGTACCCAATTCACATCTATGTACAGATATTCCCATGAGATCTGCCAACTCATAAGGAGAGCGAGTTTTATATTTTTTAATAACTTGCTCGACTATGTTATGTACGTTCATATGAATTAATCATCTCCGTTCTGAAGACTTTTTGGTGTGAATTTTTTCTTTGCAGCAATCTTTGCAGTACGAATAGTATTTTCAAGACTGATTTTTAATAGCTCTTTTGTGTTGTCATCAAGAGCCTCGCCATCAAACATAAGTCCGTCTTGCGAATTCAACTGCTCAAGAGTTTCTTTTAATGCTTTTTCAATGTCTCTTTCATTTTTTGAAGTTAGTTTTGGAGTTTTTCCTTTTGCGGGTACTTCTGTGGTTTCAGTTAGAAAATAGGTAAGTGGAACATCGAAATAATCAGCTATTTTTTGTAATTTATCTGGTTTGGGAGTGCTGATGCCACGTTTCCAATCACTTAAGGTTGATTGAGATACGCCGGTTTCCTTACTTACTTTATACGGAGTTACACTGTGTTTCTGTAGTAATTTACTAAAATTCTCATACATAATATGTTCACCTTTCACAAAGATAAGTAATACTAAAGAAAACCGTTAAAAATACATTGACTAAAACGGATAACCGTAGTATAGTATGAGCATACACAAGAAAACCGATGCAACGGTTGAAGTGTATGCTACGGAAATATGATTGCTCTTGCTTACAACCGAAGTATATCACATTTCCGTAGTATCTGCAATAGTGTTAAGAGGATAAGGAGGTGTGATTTTGTACGAAAAATTTGCTGAGTTATTAGTAAAAAATAACAAAACAGCTTACGCAGTATCAAAAGAAACTGGAATCTCCCAGTCTGTTTTGTCAGATTGGAAAAGGGGACGAAGTAATCCCAAAGTTGATAAGCTACAGAAGCTTGCGGATTACTTTGGGGTGAGTATTGAGTATTTTTTGGAAGGACAGGAAGTGAGGTGAAGAAAGATGCTGATAGGAATTTTAGCTGTGCTATCGATGATAGCGATAGCAAAAGCAATTTATTGGAAATTATGTTTCCAGGGCGTACTTCTTTATATAGCTGAATGCGGAAATCCATTGCCTAATACTACTTTAATAAAGAAATACGCCGAGAGAGTAGCGTTGAAAGCTCTGCACATCAAGGAAGATTAAAGTGTGATTTGATGACCAGAGACGCTGCCGACAAGGCAATCTGAGTTAAGTCTTTAAGTGATTGCACACCAAGTTCAGCACCAATGTCTTTTACTTTATTATAAAAAGAATCATTTCTGATGTTGGCAAGAAACTCATGTCCTTTAGGGGATAAATCCGAAATAGTGTAGCATGTTCCAGTAATATTGCCAGATGCTTGAAAAAAGAATTCATTAAGCTGACATTGACGGATGTGATACATTATTTCATCAAAAGAATAATTTGGAAGCAATTCAGGAACGGTTTCTTTATCAAATCGCCAATGGTGGTTTATATCAGGAATTTCTTCCACAGCAAGAAGTATATCTCGTATGCAATCAGGATTTAATTTCATTAATAATCATTCCTTTCATCATTTATTAGGAAGATTATATCAAACCAAAGAGTATAAAGGCAATAAAGAAAAAGCTGATTCCAGAGCTAATCAGTGATGTGGGAGGTGAGTAAGGTGAGATTGAGGAAGATAAGTGGCTGGATACTTGTCTTTGCGCCAGTAGTTCTTACGACTGTTGGGTTACGTTGTTTACCAACAGAAGTTAGTGTCAGATTAATGCAGATATTAGCAGTGTTTGGCTTGATAAGTGTTAATTTTGCAGGAACATGCCTTGTGTCAAATGAGTTACCGATAAAAATAATTATTGAAAAAGGTGATAGTGATGTAGGAGGTGAGTAGGAAATGAAAGACATACTAAGCGCCAATCAGACAGCGCGAATCATAGGATGTGCCCCGCAAATGGTTCGGGAGCGAATTAAGAGAGGTATCTGGACGTTTGGGACTGTAGTTACAGCCAAGGAAGCTGGTAACACACAGAATTCTTATGAAATCAACAAGCGAGCCTTGGCGGAGTGGCTGAAAATACCACCGGAAGAGGTAGATAGAAGATTGAAAGGAGGACAAGCCCATGAGAGTTAGAGATTGGGTACTGGTAGGAATGATGATGAACGGACTGCCGATGGCTATGTTTCTTCATTGGCTGGTCGTGGGATATTAGACATGAAGAAAAGAAAGTGGACAATGAAGAGGATTGTGGACACGTTATTCGTGTTGGTAATTCTGGGAGACATCGCGACAATGATGATGTTCGTGATGATCTCCATCAAGATTCTGAAAATGCAGGAGGTGATCACATGGCTGATACAGCAAGCTTAAAAGAAATCTTATTCCGGCATAGTGCGGAGCAGTGCAAGGTGTGTGAAGCCATTCCATTTGACCAGATTGGACATCAAATCGAGTATGAAAAGTTCAAGATGCTCCATGAGGTTATTGAGGCAGCTGACCTGGAGGACGAGTACCAGGAATGGAGACGGGCTTACGGATATGTATAGGAAGGTGGTGAGGATATGAACGAGATCGCGACAGTGATGAACGAGGAAGAGTTCGGGTATTTTCTTAAGAGCTTTGAGGAGAAAGCTGACTTGAAAAGTCTGAGCTTGATTTCCAGAAGATGCCAGGTCGTTGATACGTTGTGCGGACTGCAATCGGATACCGTACTGACAGTCGGGCAGATCAAGCAGTTGTTCGAACTGGCAAAATAAAAAAGAGTGCTCTCATAAGCCCGGCAAGGCGAGAAGCACTCTGGAAATTAGTCAATTATATTATACAAAACAGGAGGAAATTAGTCAAATGGAACATATACCAGGATATGACGAATGGAAAACATCGCCTCCGGAACAGGGACCTGCAACATATTGTGATTGCTGTGGGTGTGAGGTGTATGAAGGAGATTATATCTATACGATAGATGGAGAACGTTTATGCGAGGATTGTCTCAATGCTAATTACAGGAGGGTTGTGTAATGGCAGAAATATGGATGGTGTTCGGAGCGGAAGAATACAAATATGGAACATATCGTTTTGTTAAACGCGCAGAAAAAAACAGAGTAAACGATCTCGCAATGCAGATCCGCGAAGAACGCGGGTGTGAGACTTATGTGAAAGAGATAGGTGAGTATTAATGTATTACAAGGAATGTCCGTTCTGTGGTTGTAATTTGGATCCGGAAGAGAAATGTGATTGCCAGGACAAGAAGAAAAAGAGAGAAGAGCTTATCAGATCGCTTCTGATCAGACAGCCAGACGGGCAACTTGTGTTGAAGGAGGCGGTATAGATGACATATGAATCGTTAATGATTGCAAATCAAACAATCACAAAAATAGAAGTTAAAGGAAAAGAATATGCGGAAGTAAATCAAAGAATTCGTGTATTTCGAATGTTATATCCGAACGGAAGTATCGAGACAAATATTGAAAGCTTAGAGAAAGGCATCTGTGTGATGTCTGCAGTTGTGAAAGATGATTTTGGTTCAGTGCTAGGAGTGGGACATGCCTATGAAAAAGAGGATTCCTCATTCATAAACAAGACTTCTTACATTGAAAATTGCGAGACATCAGCTGTAGGAAGAGCGCTTGGAATGTGCGGAATTGGAATTGATACAAGTGTTGCCAGTGCAGATGAGGTTTTGAATGCTATTAAACAACAAGAGGGAATGAGTTTGATTTCGGACGCACAGTATAACACATTAATGAAATGCATTCCAAATCACAATCAGACTGTTGAAAATGTATGCAACTTTTTTAAAGTGAAGGATTTAAGAGAACTTACAGTAAAGCATTTTATGATTCTCATGAATAAAATGGGTGAACAGTAATGGATTTCACAGGAATATTTCAAGGGTTGTCCATGAATTATGCTACTGGCAAACAGACAGCGTCCTTTGAACTGAATGAAGACGCAAGAGAAGCATTCCAAGATCTAAAGGGTTGCGAAAAATTGACCATTCGGATAAAGAAATATCGAAAGAAGAGAAGCTTGGATGCGAATGCATATTACTGGGTGCTCGTATCGAAGTTGGGAAAGGTCCTTGATATGGCAAATCCAGAGGTGCATAACATAGCGCTAATCAGATATGGACAACCTTGGATCATTGATGGAAAGTCAGTGTTTACAACGATTCCTGATACAGAAGATGCAGAAAATCAAGTTAGATATGCCGTGAATTATCATTTACAGCCTACATCGCAAGTGCGGGAGGGCAATGACAATGTGATGTATCGAACGTACAGATTACTTCGCGGTAGCCATACGTACAACACAGAGGAAATGGCAAGGCTGATAGACGGAATGATTACCATGTGTAAGGAAGCAGGAATTCCGGATAGAGAAATTGCAACGCCGGAAGAAAAGAGACTCTTGAAAGAGAGGTATGGTGTAGATGTCTAAACGATTATGGAGTGTGTTCACAAATGACATGGAGCATTGTTACTTTACCGGAACGCCATATTGCCATAGACACCACATTTTCTATGGACCATACAGGTCGAAATCCGAAGAATATGGTTTCGTAATTCCCATAGCATGCTATTTGCACGAGAACGAAGCAGACAGTGTTCACGGGAATCCCAATCAAGGGTTGGATCTTAAGCTTAAGCAGATGGCTCAGCAATATTTCGAGGAGCATTACGGGACCAGAGAAGAGTTCATTCGGATTTTTGGAAAGAACAGATTGTAACTCATTCACATAGATTCATGCGGCAAACGTAACTGAAGATAAAATGTTCGGTTTTGCAAATATTGTGTCACGATGCCGGAGATGCCGCACTCCGGCAGAAAGGAGAAAATATGACGTCGAGAGAAAAAGCAGAAGATTATTTTCATCGGATATGCGACGGACACAGAAATGCAATACAGCGTCCAGCGGATCCGAGTGTCGATAGAATTTTTCGTAATATGGTAGAAAAAGCGAATTGTAACGGTGATTGCATTATCAATGTCGGGAAAGGTGTATTTCGACCGATACCGAGTGATCCGGTAGATAAAGCAGCGTTTCACGAATATATAGCTAAAGACTTACATAGGGCGAGAGCGATACAGCTTAAACGATTATGCATGAAGCAGACTTACGATAGTTGGAGCAGATGCTCAGAGGTATCAAAATGAATTCTAACAATAGTTGTTCCGCCCAATCCGGAATAATAATTGCTATTGCACCTGACATATACTTCTGACCAGTTTGACGATGCTTGGGTTGCGACTTTTCCGTACACCAATGCATTGTTAGAATTTGTTGTAGTGCCAGGGATTGCAGAGATAATTTTTCCACCGTTTTTTATTATTTGATTTACTTCTGGTGAGAAGTCAACAAGTATATTCGTATCGGTCGCTACAGTTTTGCTGAAACATTCCACTTTTTTATTGCTATTTTATTAAGTACTCCTCGGAAAGGAGTAACAATTGAAGATTATTTTCAATGACGCAACGGAGCTGGTTGTCCAGTCGGCATCGATCCGTGTAGATGGAAGTCTCCTGATCAAGACTATATCGGCAACGGAAGAGGAACTTCGAACCATGTTCCAGGATAAGTTCAAGACTCAAAAGATGACCGTGACAGAACGGGAGTCCACAGTCGCAACTTATGAGAATTACACCAATCTCAACGCTCTTGTGAAGTACATTGGCGGAATTCTAGGAGTAGTGATATATCGGGAAAAAGAATCACCAATGGATCGTATTGATGCACTGGAAGAGCATGTGGATAATCTTACAGAAGCCAACAAAAGCCGTGAGGCTGAAACGGCAGAGCTTATCGCTACCGTGGATAGTATCCTCACAGACGTGCTGCCGGCACTGCTCGGTGATGGCACAGAAGAAACTCAGTAA